ATTCTTTTGGAGCCATTCCATGTATTTTAGTTTTAGCTCTTTTAAATAACCCAAAGTCAGCTACCCAGTTTCTATAATCTAAATCTCCTTCGAATGTTATGTCAAAGTAAATACCATAACCATGTAAATATTTACAATGAGTGTCTTCTGCTTTCCATTGTCGGAAGCAAGTTGAATAACCATCCATTCGTTTTCTACTAGTAAACTTATTTTTCATATTCATATATAGTATTATGTTAATTTACTTTAATTATATTAAATTTTTTATAAAAATCCAAATCCTTACCAATTAATTCTGATATAGGTATTAGATCGTATCCAGCTTCTTTAAATGTCTTACCAATGTTATTTTTTGTATGTATATAGTACATACTTTGAGTATGTATATTTTGCAAATGCGATATCTTTATTATTCTATTATTTAATTTACATCGCCTAGAAAATGAATACATATCAATATGTTCACCAGGAAATATTTTAGATAATGCTTTTAAGGAAGAAAAATTTCCAAATGGTGATATGTATATTCCCTTACAAGCAACTCCAACATGATTTGGCCGATATAATTCAGCAGGCTCAACTAATTTTGCAACTCCAGTGCATAAGTCGACTACTGATATAGTATCTCGATTTCTTAAATGCTTTCCTAAATTAGATCTATTTTTTAATTTATCTAGTAGTACTAATCTATCATTACCTAATATACCTTTATACGTATTACCGCCACAACCGCCCTCAGCTATATTATAAAATTCATCAGAATTACACGCGTTAAATCTATCTATCCACATCTTTTCTCCTATACAACATTCTTCTCGTGTAGAATATCTCTCTAATATAATTTTATGAAAATTTTCTTTACCGTATTTACTAATAGCTCGTCTAATTAATTTACCAGACCCAAGGTAATCTGAAGTTTCTTGTTGTTCACATTTACCAATGTACTTTTTATTATTGAGTAAACATATAGTCATATACACAAACATAGTATTCCTTTTTATAATAAATACCACCGAAATCAAAAAATACTATACCGAACTCAATAATAAGAATTTGCAATGTGTACCTTCTGCTTTCCATTGACGGAAACATGTTGAATAACCGTCGAATAATTTACTTGATTGATATTTTTTCATAACATTGATTACTTTGATTAAATATATAAAAATTATTTGATAAATCAAATTAAACAGTAAAATACTTCATTGATTAAATGAAGCATTTACTTTTTATTATTTTAATAAATCTAAAAGTGCTTTTGCATATTTAGCTTGGTTAGTAACAGACCCATCTATTTCACCTCTTAAGTTATCATAAGCTTTTTTTAACTGTGAATCTTTAGAAGTTTGAATTAATTCAAAGTAATCTCCTAATTCATCGTTTATTTCATCTGTCATATCGTTATTTTGCGATGCTTGTTTAAATATATGCATTACATCTTTCTTAAGGTCTTTTTTAAAATCGCTTGATTTTGATATATTTATACCGAATTGGTTCATTACTGTAGGATCATATGCCTTGTCAAATATGATAGAATGTAATTCCATTTCAGGATCTTGAGCTATGTGAAATCTTTTTACTTTAGGTAAAATTCCTTGTTTAACAGCAGCATCGATATTTTTCTTTAAAGCTTTCATATCACTTGCACTAACCTTCTTTGGGTCGAATTGAACTATGCCTCTTTCCGGTACAGTAAATTCATGAGCTGGTAATTTTTTAGTTGCTTCTTTTAATACTTTACGAATTTCTTCGCGAATTAATTGTTTAAATTCTTGTTTGTTCATTTTTGTTTCCTTTTATGTTTGGTTTTATGTTTGGTTTGCTACCCATCCAACTTCATTGTTACGTTTCATTCGAAGTTTACCCATATTTTGCGAAATTGCATATACAACAAATTCATTTTTTTGTCCTATATAAGGTTTTGGGTCACCTTCCATATAATATAATATTCCTTTTATTTCTCCAAAATATTCATTTTTTCTTTTAGAAAAATCATCTGAAATTGCAATTGGATTTACTGTATATGGATGTTTAAATATTTCAATTAAATTATACATGAATATTTTATTATCGCCTTTATTAACATTAACGCCTTTTTTTATACTTACCTCTGCATTAGGTTTAGCATTTTTTAATTCTTCCGCATCTTCTCCTGATATCCAGTATTCTGCTTCTATGTCTTTAAACTTAACTAACATTTTAGCATTTTTAATTAAATCCGAATTTTTTAAAATATCGGCACGTAACTCTCGAAGTTTAATAAACCCATCAAATTGTAATTGAATTACTCCAGAAGGTATTTCTGCAGCTATTTGAGCACGAGCAAAAAAGTTACTCTCTGTTACATTATCTTCTGTAGATTCTTTAGAAGATTTAAATCCGTCTCCACGAAAATTTACTGTCAGTGTTTTAAATACGTCGTTGGCCACTGAATCATTATTAAATGATTTTTTTAAACTATCTAATAAAATTTTATCGTTAGAAGGATTATTTAAGTTAAGTTTGTCTAATAATTTATAAAACTCTTTAATTTTTGGAGTATAATCAAATAATCCAGCAAATCCAGATTTAGCCATACGAATATTATTCGGATCTTCTTTTACTTCATATGTACCAACGCCATCGATTTTTAAATCTTTTTCACCCGTACCTCCCGAAGACGCTCCTTTAATAGCCATTACTGCCATTAATTCTCCACGTCCAGTGCCGGTTTTGTCTCCCTTAATTGGAAAAAACTCTTCGAAAGTTTTCCAGCCACCTTTAATATAGTCTTCTATTTTCATAGATTGAAATTTTTGTCGCAAAACTTTAATTTCGTCGGCAGACATCGATGTTAATATATCTGTCATTTGATTTGCGGCTGTTTCTGAAATACCTGATGATAATATCGCGATTTGCATTTCTTCTATAGCTTCTTGTGCGTCAATTTTTTCATTAATAGCCGTTTCTAATATTTTTGTTAATTTCATATTAATAAATATCGCCCAACTTATTATTTCCTTTTATATGTTTAGGCATAAATGGACAATGTTTACATCCATTACCACAACACTCGCCTCGCTTTTTATGATAATGTTCAGTAAAAACAAAATTGCCCTTTTCATCTAAATAATATTCTCGTTCTTTTTTAGTTACTAATTCTTTTGCATATTGGCTAAAGATCCAATCATCTTTACGTCTCATTTAATTTCCTTAAACTATCTCGCAATTGTTGCCCGCACAGGCTAATTCTCCACGAGCATCTGTAGTGTCGTCAATTTCAATAACTTTATCTAAATGAATATTATGTAATGATTGAACTAATTCAATGTATTTTTCTTCCGTAATATCTTCAAACGGTGCTTGAATATATGTATGGTCTGAATAAGGAAGTACTGACAATCCTGCATAATATTCTCTGTTTTCCCACATCCAATCTCCTACCATATCCCACTCATCATTCTTAATAGAAATAGTTGCAGATACGTTATGTAAATTAGAACCGCTTCTATGTCCTGGCTTAATCCAATCTTGCTGAATCTTTTTAACTCGCTCTAATAAATTAATAGCGTTTTCTGATCTAATAATAGATCCTTCCGGTGCTTTTTGTGGAACAGAAATTACTGCAGTATCATGTGGTCTAAAATATTCATCTTCAATTAACCCTGGATGATTAATTGCTAAGTAAGTATAGATTGCTTCATTTTTACCAACTCTCATTCTACGGAGATAATAATCATTGTGCCATGCATGGATACCAGATGACGTACCTAATACCAAAGAAGATGTACCACTAGGTTTTACCGTTGTAGTACGTGCTGCTTTATTAATTCCAAGCAATGCCGCTACTCGAGCATTTTCTTCTTTAACTAATTTAGCTGCTTGTTTAATATCATAATCAAATACTTTATTCGATCCAATACCTGTCATACCAATTCCAATAAGAGCTTCTTTCTCGGTAGTACGTTTCCATATATCTCTTAAATAATGAAAGTCAGTATACCCTGCTTGCAATGTTCCAATGAACGAAGCACCTTTTACTCGCTGATTAAAATCTTCTTGTGATTCAATGTCAGATACATTTACTTCACAAAGGTTACAGAATTGATATGGTCTTAATGCAATCTCTGCACAAGGATTAGTTCCCCAATCTTTATCGTTAGTAAAGAAGATACCAGGCTCACCTGCACCAGATGCTTCAATACGTTTCCATAAATCTGTAAAATATTCTTTAGTTACTTTATGCCTTACTATCGCAGCAGAGTTATTTGCACGACCTCTTTGTGGGTTAAGTTCCCACCATGGACCTGATTTACAGGCAATCATTTCAAGGTCGTCAGCGCTAAATAAACTAATAAGAGCTGCTCTACGAATACCCCCGGCCAAGACTGCAT